GCCACCTCGACGGCACGCCGGGACCGCTCGTCAGTGAGCAGATCCCACACGACCCTGCCGTCCGCCAGCGGCGTATTTCGCACGCACCAGCAGGCGAAGAGGCGTTGCTCGCGCTCGTCCAGCAGGTGCAGAAGAGCCCAGAGCTTGTCCTGCAACGGGATGTTGAGCGCGGCGACGTCCGGAGGGGACAGGCTTTCCCGGCCCGCGAAAAGCGCTTCTACCCGCTGGCGGGTGTATTCGGCGCAAGGTTTCCAAGCCATTACCTGGTCGACGGTGACGTTCACTATTCCCCACGGTCCTGGCGTGTGGCTCATGATTCCTCCTCTACCGCCCTGTGAGCGAGGGCGACAAAGTTGATGTCTTTTCCGGCGGAGAAGGCGGAGGCGGCGGAGACGGCGGGGGCGGCGGAGGCGTCGGAGGCGTCGGTGAAGGTGGCGGCGGCGAAGGCGGCGGCGTAAGCGGCGGCGGAGGCGGCGGAGACGGCGGCGGCGGCGAAGGCGGCGGCGGCGGATCGGTCCTCCCCCGACAGCCACCTGTCCGCCCATGCGACCCACTTGGGGTCTGCGCACACTTCCTTGGCACAGAGGATGGCGAACCGCACCTTCTGTACGATGGTCACATCCGGCAGCGGGATCTCCCTTACCAAAGTCATTCTGGTGAACCCAGATTTAAGTGGATCATGTTTTTCTTTGCCTTCTCCTTCGGCCTCAAACAGCCGAGGGTTTTGGATGTTGGCGTGATTCGGGTTCATCAGGACCCCCAGCACAGGGTCGAGGTAGCAGTGCAGCCATCCCGGCCCGCACAATTCTCCCTTGCCTGACGCTTTGCGCGGGACGCCGATTTTCCACCGGAAACCGTTATGCGTTTTCATGTCAGGGTCAGTCAGCTTGAAGACTTTCATGTCTCCTCCTTCGCCTTGTCGATGGCGGCGTAGTACTCGTCCAGTACGATGTCCGCGCAGTTGTACTCCTGCACCTCCGCGCACAGTTTTTTTAGCGCCGCGAGCAATTCCGGCGCGGCGGCGATGAGGTGGGCGTTGGCGTCCTCGATTTCCCGTTGGTTGTCAGGCACGCTCGGCCAATAGTTCGCGCGGTAGTGCGCGATGAAGCGGTCATCCATGGCGCGGATGCAGGTTCCTGTTACTCTCCACGGCCCCGGTATGTGAGTCATTTCTCCCCCTTCGCCTTGGCGATTGCGGCGCGGGCAATTTCCAGACATCCAAAATCCGATTGGCCGGTGTCGTGAACCCGCACCAAGGTCTCCAGCGCCGCGAGCAGGTCAGGCGCGGCGGCGATGAGGTGGGCGTTGGCTTTCTGCTCTTCTACGGAAATCCATACGTCGGTGGGGATGTCTGCGATCATGGAGGACTTGTGGGCACGGATTGAATATCCCCCATTTTCGATGCTATAAATCCACGGTCCCGGTGTGTGTGTCATTCCTCCTCCTCCCCCGCGCAGTCGCCGCACGGGTCCATGTTGAGGTCGCAGTGTTTGCAGACCCACGCGGCCTGGTGGTAGACGGCCGTACCTCCCTCGGGGGCGTAGGCGTCGAACTCCTCGTCGATTTCGACCATCCCGGACCGGCATCCGCAGTGTTCGCACTTCAGGTCGTTCATCGCTTCCTCCTGTTCTTCCACGTCCACGCCGCCACGTTGCAAATCATCCAGAGGGAGCAGAAGCAAAGGGCGACGGTCAGGTACGTCTCGATCATTGCTTCCCCCAGTAACAATTGGCCTCGATGTGGTCGCGCAACTTCTGGAGGTCCACCAGCCAGAAGTTGACGAGGCCGAACCGGTGGCGCTTAATGAAGGGCTTGCAGGTCCGCCGAAGGGTGGCCGGCCACCCCAAATAACTGCGCTTCGCGAGCGTCCCGCAGGGGAGGTAGGTCAGGTTGGGCTCCGGGAAGCAGGCCCTCTCCAGGTCCGGGAGGGCCTCCACGACCTCGACCCACCGGTCGCGGCCGCTCAGCAAGCGCCACGCGGTGTAGACGCGGAAGTCGGGCAGGTGGATGAACCACCGCTCCCCGAAGCGGATGTAGGCGAGGCGGTGCTCGTCCGGGATCTGCTTGATCATGTTCGGTCGCAGGGAGATCCTGTCGCCGAACACGATCTCCGAGGCCATAGGGCACGGGATCAGGTTTCCGAGAAGAATGGGCATGGCGACCTCCTTAGACTGTCACTTCCGACATTAACATGACCATAGCGGCAGAGTCAATACCAAAAAAGCACAAAGATTGACGGGCGCAAAAAAGGTGGTAAAGTCGGCTTATGAAAAGACAAATCTACAAAGCCGACCCCGTTCACGACGCCCCCCTCCCCCCGAAACGCGAGGCCCTCCCGAAGGCCAACCTCGAAGACCTGATCATGGCGCGGAACCCCTCGAAGTACCTGACCGACACCCGCCGCGAGCAGATGGACGAGCGGAAGGCCGTGGTCGAGAAGATCCTGGCCCACCTCCCCAACCCGAAGGACGTGCTCAGGATTCTGGACCGGATCGAGCGCGGGGTGGACGAACCCGGCGAGGTGGAGGCCTGGATCTCCAAGCAGCGCAAGAAGGCCCTGGTTTACATGGCCATCGGCGACGACGCCGAACGCGCAAAACTGCTCTCCCTGCCGGTCGGGGCCATCCTCGCGGAGTCCTCCGGCGAGGACGCCGACGCCCTGCCGGCCGACATCGCGGTGGACCGCCTGAAGCAGAGGGCCGCGGAGTTGGCCAAGGTGGTCCGCGGCGTCGCGGGCAACCGCCTCGGGGAGGAAGAGCCCGCCACCCCGGAGGTCGCCGATGCCGGCCCCGGGTTCTAGGTTCAACCGGCGCTCCGTCGTCAAGGAACGCCTCAACCGGGGCAAGGCCGACGAGCACCGCTCGACCGAGTTCGCGGCCGCCCTGTACGAACTGAAGCGGCAACTGTTCGCGGTCCCGAAGGAGGTCCTGGTCAAGCGCATGGGAAGCGCCTGGATGTCGCAGACCCTGGAACTGCTCAACGACATGGTGCGGAAGGTCCGGGACAACGGGTGGAGGTACTACGTCGCCCAGCACTATCAGAAGAAGTTCCACGCCTCGACGAAAAGGCTCCGCCTCGTGCTCGGGGGGAACCGCTCCGGGAAGTCGGTGGCCGGCGTGTGGGAGGCGATCACTTTCGCCCTGGGCTACAACCCCTACAAACCCGACTTCTTTATCCCCATGCCCCAGGATGTCGTGATCTGCTCCAAAACCAGCAAAACGATGAAGATGTACATCAACGACTACGTCTTCCAGTTTTTGCCGCGCCGGCAGATCAAGAACATCGTGCGCCAGAAGGGCGACATCCTGGACTTCGTGGAACTCAACAACGGGAGCAGGATCACGTTCATGTCCTACGACCAGGGCCGGGAACGCTTCCAGGGGTTCTCCGCCAACGCCGTTCACTTCGACGAGGAACCCCCCGAGGACATCTTCCACGAGTGCATGGTCCGCCTGATCGACACCCAGGGGCACGCCTGGCTCACCATGACCCCCCTGCTGGGCCTGACGTGGGTGTACCACGACCTCTACCTCAACCCCGACAACGACCCGGAGTTCGAGGCCTACGAGTGGAACATGCAGGACAACGCTTGCCTCGCCCCGGGGGAGGTGGACCGCATCTTGAGCAAGTTCCCCGACGAGGTCCGGGAGGCCCGCTCCGGCGGGAAGTTCCTCGGCATGGCCGGCATCGTTTACCCCTGGTTGGCCCGTGACGAGGCGTACAGCAAGCCCTTCGCCATCCCCTCCCACTGGCAGAGGGTCCGGGTGATCGACCCCTCGGCGGCCGGCGTGACCGCCTGCCTGTGGATCGCCATCGACACCCAGAACAACCTGTGGTGCTACCGCGAGTACTACGCCCGGGACCGCAACGTCTCGGAGCACTGCGACTGGATCAGGAACCTTTCCGGCAACGAGGCCTACGCCATGGACATCATCGACTCCGCCGCGATGGAGACCAACAAGGAGATCGGGAAGACCACCTACCAGTTGTACGTCGATCACCTGTACCACCACGGGGCCCGCAAGAACCAGTTGGTCCTGGCCCGGAAGGACATCACGCCCGGGATCGAGACGGTGTGGGAGTACTGCCGTGCCGCCGAGTCCTACGTCGCGGGCGCCGAACCCCCGCACCCCTACCTGCGGGTGTTCTCCGACCTGGTCAACTTCCGCGCCGAGGCCCGCAAGTACCGGTGGGAGGAACGAAAGACCGGCGCAATGCAGGGGGAGCGCACGAACAAGCCGGTACACAAGAACTGCCACCTGCTCGACGCCCTGCGGTACGCCTGCCACTATGGCCTGGTCTACGTCAAGCGCACCCCTCCCGGCCTGACCCGGGACCGCCGGCCCGACCCCGTCATGGGCTGGAAGGTGTGAATTTCATTGCCGACATTGACAGGATTTGGAGTTAGGGAATAGTCTGGGCGCAGGAGGGCCCCGTGTCAGACAAATCCCACCTCATTTCGAAGGTCACCGAGGCGTTCTACGAAAGCCGCGAGAGCATGGCCAACCGGCGCGACGCCTTCCTGCGAATGTGGCGCAACTACAAGCAGGTCTACGAGTCCGACGACGAGGCCATGTTCACCAACAACGTCTTTTCCACCATGACGCTCGAGACCGTCGAGACCTTCCGACCCTACCTGAGCCAGATTCCCCCCGATATGACCGTCCTGCCGAAACCGGGCCTCCCCGACGTGGCCTCCCTCGAGGCCGCGAAACGGGTCGAAAACTGGCAACGATCCCAGTGGTACTGTCAGCAGATGGACAAGAAGCGCAAAAGCGTGTCGTTTTTCGGCCTGCTGTACGGAATGGGAATTGCCTATCATTTTTACCGAAAAGAAGACCGGGATTTGTCCCGAAAAGTGTTCAACCCCGATGGCACGGTGACGATCAAGACCGAAAAGTCAACGGTCTATGACGACCCGGACATCGAGGTGGTGGACATCCTCAACGACTTTTTCCCGGACCCCTACGGGCGCTCCGTGGAGGAGTGCAATTACATCGTCTACCGGCGGATCATCCGCAAGGACGAGATGATTGCGCGGTCGAAGGGCGAAGACCCCTGGTACACCAACACCCCGGCCGTGGACGACCTCGGCGCCCTCTACGACGACTACGACGACGGGGCCTCCCGCAACGACCTGGACCGCTTTGGCGACGCGAAGGAGATCCAGGAGATCGCCAAGCAGAACTTGGTCGAAACCCTCGAGTACTGGGAAGATGACCGCCTGATCATCGTGGCCAACCGCTCCCACGTCCTGCGGGACTCCGAGAACCCCTACTGGCGGGCGAAGAAAAAGCCCTTCAGCGTCTTCGAGGACTACGACAACCCGCACGAGTTCTGGGCCGTGGGCGAGGGCGAGATCCTTCTCAAGCCCCAGCATGAGTTGAACTGGCTGAAGCGGAGCCGGGTGGACTTCACCAAGCGCAAGCTGCGACCGGGCTTTTTCACGCCAACCGGGAGCGGGGTGGACATGGCCGGCTACTACTCCGAGGAGGGGTACACCATCGAGACCCCCATGCCCGACGCCATCCGGCCGATTCAGTTTCCCGACGCGATAGAGGGCCTCTCCTTCCAGGCGGAGCAGGACTTGAAGCTGGACGGGGAGAACGCCACCGGGGCCACGCCCCTCATGAAGGGCAACATCCAGGTGGGCATGAACACCGCCACCGAGGGCCGAATCCAGCAGGGCAACGCCATGAGTCGGGCCAACTACAAGGCCGACAACATGAACGAGTTCCTGAAGTCGTGGATGGAGTGGAACGTCGCCCTCGCCGCCCAGTACTACGAGGCGGAGCGCCTGTTCCGCGTGAAGACCGAATACGGTTTCGAGGTCCACCGGTTGCTTTACGAAGACCTCGTGCGGGGCATGGATTACGAGATCGCCTCGGCGTCGTCGCTCCCCCTCACGCGGGACGACAAACTGATGATGGCGGACGTGATGTTCTCGCGCTTCTACCAACTTCCGGAGATCGACAAGCACCAACTGTTGACCGTCGTCATGCGCCTCATGGACATCCCCAACCGGCAGGGCCTGCTCAAACCCCGGGAGGTGATCATGCAGGAGCAGGCCGGCGCGATGGCGGCCGCCCAGCAGCAGCAGGCAGACCTCCAGAACCAGGAACTCCTCCGGGGGATCATGGACAAAGGCCTGTTCGGCGGGGGTGAGGAATGAGCTTTCGCGCAAAAGTCTTTCAGCAGGCCCTCGAACACATCCCCGGAACCAGGGACTACAAGGCGAAGATGGAGAGGCGGGCCCGCCTCCTGGAGGACATGGACCGGGTGGACGCCCTCCAGTCCGACCAGGATTTTCAGTGGTGGGTGAGGCATCAACTGGGCCCCTACATCCAGGACCTGCGCGGCAGGATCATGCGCCCAGACACGTCCTGCGGCGAAACCCTGCTGGCGAGGCACCTTGTCACCCTGCTGTCCACGCTCGGCGCCGACCTCGGCGCCTTCAACAGTCGACTGAAAGCCGAGGCCTCGCGCCTCGAGAATGAATTGCGGAGGGACTTCAATGATTGACGCGACTCAGATCAGATCCATTCTGTCCGAGGGACTGTTGCCCAACCAGGACGCAGTGGATTCCGCATCCCGTGAGGCCGAGGGCCTCGAGGCCGGGAGTCCCGGCGCCCCTGCTCCCGAGGGACAGGAGGCGTCGCCCGGAAAGCCGGACGAGGGGAAGGCGAGCACCCCGGTCGCCACCCCCGCCACCTCGAGCGCCGATCCGCTCGATGCCGAATACGGGTCCATCGGGGACCGACTGGGCGAAACCCCGCAGTTTTACCAGGAGCAGGCGACGGTCCTGGCGAGACAGGTGGAGGAACTTCGCAACCAGGTCGAGTATTTCCAGAATCGGTCCGCCAACAAACTGGCGGCCCTGTCCCAGGAGGAGGTCGAGGCGAAGGCCGCCGAACTCCGCGAGCAGGGGAAACTGGTCGAGGCCGAGAAGATGGTCCGTCAATGGATGGACGCCGCGAACGAGACCCCGGAGCAGTACCTGGCCCGCCGCGGGGCCAAGGCGAACGCGCAACTTGAAGAGTACTTCAAGGCGCAACCCGCCCTGAAGAACCTGCTCCAGAGGCCGGACGTGTCCCGCGCCCTGTACCGCTACGTCGGCCTGATCAACATGGACCGGCCCGGGGCCCCGGAACTCCTGCATGCCGTGTGCATGGGACTGTGCTACAAGGAGATCGCCCGGAAAGCCGAGGAACGCGGCCGGCAGTCCGTCACGATCAAGCCCCCAAAGTCCGTCGCCACCAACGTCGCGGAAAACCCGCCGCAAGCCCGGAGCGACGACGGCCGATTCCGGCCGAAGACACCCGTCTCCGAACTCTTGCTGGCGGGGAAAGAACGTCTGTAAAAGGAGAATAAGCCATGACTTACATTGTCGAGCAGACCCGGGTCAAGCACTTCGACGACCAGACCCGGACCAAGCGCGAGGTCAACGAGTACTTTCACGAGATCGACGCGAAGGTTGCGCCTTTCACGCACTTCGCGAAGAAGAACGCAAAGGTCACGACCTCGCCCAAGTTCGAGTCATTCAGCCGCGGGTCGGCCCTGCGGTACACCCTGGTCAACCACGGTGGCGGGTACACCACCGAGACCTCCATCGTCGTGGACGACGGGACCGTGTTCCGGATCAACGACACCCTGTTCAACCCCGTCACCCAGGAGATCATGTACATCACCAACATCGTCGGGAACACCCTGACGGTGGTCCGCAACATCGGCGGGACCAGTGTCGCCGTGATCGCGGACAACCAACCCCTCTACGCCTCCGGCGGGGCCTCCCCGGAGGGCGACACCAAGATGACCACGGTCACCGGCGCCTGGACCGAGGACTACAACTACACCCAGATCTTCCGCACCACCCTGGAGATCACCCGTACCGCGATGAAGACCGCTGTCTACGGGCCCCAGGAAGTCGCGGACGACAAGGCCCGGAAGTACCGGCAGCACCTGATGGAGATGGAGACCGCCTTCCTCTTCGGCCAGCGCCACAAGATCACGTCGGGCGACGAGGAGACCCGCTTCACCCGCGGCATCGTGGCCGCCATCGGGACCTCCGGTTCCAACTACTACGACGTGAGCGGCAACCTCACCAAGGCCAACCTGGACGGCTACCTGTCCGGGATCTTCACCTACGGCAACGAGAGCCGGGTGCGGATCGGGTTCTGCAACATGACCTTCATGAAGTACCTGAACACCCTGGTGAACAGCTACCTCCAGAAGGAACTGGACGGGTCTTCCCTCTTCAAGATCTCATTCCAGGACTACCAGAACTACGCCGGCATCCTCAAGTGCACCGAGCACCGGATGCTCACCCGACTGTACTCCGGATCCGAGGCGGTCCTGCTCACCGTGGACCCCGACTACATCCGCTACCGGCCCCTGACCGACAGCGACACGATGTGGCTGGAGGCCTCCCGCGACACCAACCTGCTGGACGGCTACATCGGCGAGTACCTCACCGAGACCGGCCTCGAGGTTCTCGGGACCGAGATGCACGGTTGGCTTCACGGCGCCACCGGAACCGCCTGATAGGGGGTGACAGATGGCCTACGAAATCAAGGAAGGGTTGCTCAACAACGCCCTGACCCTCCAGCGGCTCCGCAAGATCGACCTGGGGACGGTCCTCCGTTCCCTGGTCGAGGAGTACCAGGCCTCGGCCTACTCCGGCTGCCACTTCCGGGCGGACGCCACCAACACCTTCACCACCGCGGTCCCGACCGACCAGAGCACGCTGAACTCGTTCCTGAACACGTTCAAGACCAAGCTCAACGCTCACTACCAGTTGGCCGGACTCGTCCATTGCTGGGCCGCGTACAAGCACGCGCTTTCCTACGGGGCCCCGCACATCAAGGCGGACACCACCAGCACGATCTCCACGGCCGCGGCCACCGACCTCGGCACCGTGATCACCTTGGCCAACGCCTGCCAGACCGCCCTCAACGCGCACTACCGACTGGCGGAGCCGGTTCACAAGTGGGCCGGGAACTCCTACTCCAGCCGACGCGGTGGCGCCCACCTGCGGGCGGACACCACCAACACGGTTTCGGCGGCCGACGCCACCGACCTGGCCAGTGTCCATACCTTGCTGAACGAACTGAAGGGGGATTTCAACGCCCACTACATCACCGGGGAACCCCTTCACCGTCTCGACGCCGGCGCGTACAACTCCTCCCGCGGGGCGCCGCACATCTCGCCGGACACCACCAATACGGAGAGCAGTGCCGACGCCACCGATGCCGCGAGTCTCTACACCCTGCTCAACTCCATGAAGGCGAAGATGAATGCCCATTGCGCCAAGACCTCGGGCACCCATCACGTCGCCGACGCGACCAACACGGTGAGCAGTGCCGACGCCGACGACGAGGCGAAGAGCGTGACCCTGGTCAATGAGATCAAGTCGGATCTCAACGCCCACATGGTTGACCTGGCGCACGGGCACTGGCAGGCCGATGGGCGCACGGCCACCGTCACCACGGCCGATGCCACCAACTATGCCACCTGCTATACCCTGGCGAACATCCTGAAGGTTGCGTACAACTCGCACATCGCCACCGGCTTTATCCGGGCGAAAGAGACCGCGGTCATCACCTCGGCCGATTCGACCGACCAGGCGTCGGCCAATACCCTCGCGAACGAACTTAAGACCGACCTCAACCTCCACCTGGCCTCCGCCCTGTTGCACTACCAGGCCGACGACCAGGTGGACCTGGTGACCACGGCCGACGCCACCTCCGAGGCGACCAGCATCGCGCTTGCCAACGCGCTCAAGACAGCGTGGAACCTGCACTGTGCGTCGTACATCCTGTTCGACAAGGAAGCGGCCCTCGACAGCACGACCATCGCCAGTGACCAGGCGACCAGCAACACCTTGCTGAATGCCCTGAAAGCGGCCTTCAATAGCCACATCATCGACCGCGTCTCGCACTGGAACGCCGACGCCCTGACCTCGGCGATCTCCGAGGCGGACGCCTCGGACCTGGCGACCTCCGTGGCACTGGCCAACGTGCTCAAGGCCGCCCTCAACGCGCACTTCGCGGCCGAGATCGTCAAAACCACCTCCGACGCCCTGATCTCCGCGGCGGACGCCACCGACGCGGCGTCCTCGCAGACCCTGGCCACCGCGATCAAGGCGGGGCTCAACGCCCACGCGGTGGATGTCAACCTCCACCTGATGGCGGACCCCCAGGGACTGATCACCACCGCCGACGCCACCTCCCTGGCCACGGCCCTGGCGCTCGCCATCGCCTGTCAGACGTGGTACTCCACCCATATCGCCTCGGACCAGGTCGTGACCGCCGAGGATCTTTCGGAACAACTCGGGGAGTAATCCCCGGGGGGGGCGGGCCCACCCTCCGGGGCCCGCCCCCATTTACCTGATGGTGAAACGTGATTTTCTGGCACATCTGGAGCCATGTTACGGTCAACGGAGTGGAGTTTGTGGATCACCGTGCGGAGGTTCCCGACACCGATTTCTCCCTGGTCCGCAAGCTGACCGCGAACCCCAGGATCACGCCGGCCGGGATGAACGGTCGTCCCCCGTGGCCGATCCTCAAGCCGGGGAACGGGAGAACCGACGATCCGGCTCTCGCGGCCCTGCGCCGGGAGGCGAAAAACCTGGCCATCGAGAAGAAGCGTCGCCCCGGGGCACCGCCTCCCCGGGAGCGAAACCCGGAGGAGCAGGAGTGGGAGCGGGAGCGGGGAACGGTCCTTGCCGCGGCCAACAACGCCGGCGTGGCTCCGCCTCCCCCGACCCCCAAGAAAGCCCCCGACGTGCCGGTGAAATCCCGGCGCGGAATCCCGACCGTCAAGGAGAAATCCCGTGGCCGCCACCATGACGCGAACCGATCTGCGCGAGGAAATCCGGGAAGACCTCGGAGAACCTGACGCGGAGAAAACCTGGTCGAACTCCCAACTGAACCGCCACATCAACGCGGTACTCCGGGATCTGTCGTGCTGTGGGGCCTTCTACGGGAGCGCCACGGGGACCGGGGACGGCAGTGCGGTCTACGACCTGCCGAAGGAGATCGTCAGCCTGACGATGGCCAGGATCGGCGAAACCGAATACTGGCCTATCACCCCGGGGTATGCCCGCTACCTTGACGAGGTCGGGTACTGGGTCCAACTGGACCCCGACCCCGAGTCAGAGTCCGGCTGGACCTGCACATTCCCCGACGACGTTGCCACCGGGACCACCATCACGTTCATCGGGCGCCTCTGGCACGAGATGCTGGACCCCACCGACGAGAACGAGGACGATACGGTCCTGTCCTGCGACGACCGCTTCCGCAACGCCATCGTGTACTTCGTTTGCGCCCGGGCTCTTCGGGCCACCGAGGACGAGTACAAGCGTTATTGGGAGTTGTACCAGGAGGAACTCAACAGGTTCGGGTTCCGGACGAAGCTCTCCCGCACGGCGCAGTTCCACCAACCCGAAAAGAAGGAACACAACAGGTGCAGGTGGTGAGCCATGCCTATCAAGAAGCATCACCTCCACTACAACCGGAACGTCGGAGGGGTGAATTACGGTCCGATCGAGGCCATCCTCCAGGTGTTCGAGTGCGCCGACGCCCACAACCTCGACACGAGTCCGGTCGGGGGATACCGGAAGCGCGACGGGTACGAGGAACACTTCGTCAACGAGTTCTGGGACGGTTCCGAGATCCTGACGACCGGCAACGGTTTCGCCGGGGCCATCCAGTACTGGGAACGGCCCGACACCAGCAAGCACCTGGTGTGGTTCCAGACCATCGCCTCCGGAACGCCCCGGGGCCTGGTGCGACCCCACTTCTACCAGGAGATGCCCTGGTATCCCTACAACAACAACTTTGACCACTATGAGGAGGTTCCGCGGGGAACCTACGGTGGGGCGGGAACCTGGGACTGGGTGTACACATGAGGACTTTCTGCACCTCCACCCTCGACGTTCGCACCTTCGACCAGTACGCTATCTACGGACAGGGCGCCTGGAATCCCCCCGACGACCCCATCGCGCTGACGGGGTTCGGCCCCGGCCTGCGGCGCCCCCAGTTCTGCCCAGCGGCCGGAATGCTGTTCTTTCTGGACAACGTCGGGCACCTCTGGAAGTTCGACGGGCAGTACTATTGGGAGATCGGGGTCGAGGCCGATTCCGATTGGGAGTCGTGGCGGCCGGAGGAGGATCTCACGGGGTCGGGGTACGAGAGGATCGGGCCGGTCGGAAAGAGCCTGATCGAGGGTTACGCGACCCTGGTAGAATCCGGTGGGTTGCCGGTAAAACCCACCTACAACGCGGTGGAGGAGCGGTACGAGGTCGATGTCGAGAACTTCGCCCAGGGGGCGGGGGACTGGACCGAGATCCCGCAGTACCCGCACACCGTGGTTTGGATCAACGGGTTCCCCTTCGCGGTCTACGAGACCGTGAACAATGCCGGGGTCTACACCCTCTACATGGTCCTCCTCACCGACGACATGTACTTCTATCACGACTGGGATGCGTTCTCGGACGGGTGGGACGAGATCGGGGCCGCGGCCGTGCCCACGCGGGTCGTGTTCGCCTGGGACTACTCCGACGACTACGAGTACGGCCTCTTCGCCAACGTCAACCAACGGGAGGACGAGGTCTACCAGGACGGCAACCTGACGGGGACGTACCACTACGTTTTCACCCTCGTCTCGCGGGACGGCCACGAGAGCAACCCCTGCCTCGAGATCAGCACGGTCGTCGAGGACAACATCGTGCAGGTCGATCTCGGCCGGGTGCGGGTGATCCTGCACGGGGCCACCTACGAGGACTGGCCCGACTACGACGACGCCTACATCCGCAACATCAAGGTCTACCGGACCTACGCGGACAAGCCCGGGGTGTACTACTACCACAGCACGATCCCCTGGGGCCGCGTCGCGTGGTGGGAAAGCGTCTCCGGAATGAGCACCTACCTCTACTGGTATTTCTTCGACAACACCCCCGACGAGCAACTCGGGGAACAGTTGCACGAGTTGAAACTGGTCCCCCGGCAGGGCACCGCGATCTGCTCCACCAAGAATACCCTGATCGTGGCGGACGGGACGGGGGTGTACGTCTCCGAGGTCGGAGACCCCGAGACCTTCTACACCTACCTGTCTTACGAAGGCGCCGTGATCGGCGTGGCGGCCATCCCCTTCTTCGACGAGTTCCTCGTGTTCCTCCAGAACCGGATTTACGCGGTGAACATCTTCGACTATAGCCAGCGTTTGGTGTGCCACGGGATCGGCCTCGCCGGCCGGGATGCCGTGTGCGTGATGAACGACCGCATCCTGTTCCAGGCCCACGGTGGGCAAATCTGCCAGTACACCGGCTCCGGGGTCGGCCTGGTCCCGGGGTACGAACGGATCGCCAACCTGATGGACAACCGGACCCGGAAGCGGCAGGTGAACGTCTCGCAGTACTCCGCCACCATGATGGCATACTCGCAGAGGCGCAACCAGGCGTGGGTGCTCCTGGGGGAGGACGGCCGGCACGGGAACCTGGTCCTGGTGATCCAGCCGAATCAGGCTTTCCTCCTTTACAAGTTCCACCCCTCGGTCCAGGTCACCTGTTACCACATGTTCCAGCAGGGGGGCCAGGAGGCGGTCCTGCTCGGCCTTTCGGACGGGACAATCGTGAGCATGAACCCCGGGGCCCACTCCGACGATGGCCTTCCCATTCCGGTCCTGATCGAGTCCGGCGAGATCGGCCTGATCGACGAGCAGGTCCGCATCCGGCGACTCTACACCGAGGTGATCGCCTCAGCGAAAATCAGGATTACCCTCTCGGGGCGATATGACTCCCGGGGCGCCTACGTCTCGGAGGGGGTCGTCGAGCACGAACCCTGCCTGGACGGGGACGAGCGGCACGTCAACACCTACGGCAACAAGGTCGTGAAGGCCTATCAGTTCAAGATGGTCGAGGAGAGCATCAATGGGTTCACCTTGAAGGCCTTCAGTCTGATCTACCAACCGAAGACAGAGAGGGTGAGGAACTGGCGATGACCGAAATCCGCCGCTACCACCGGCACCACCACCCCGGGGACAACCTGGAGGTGAGGCAACTCCTCGAGACCGAGGAGCACATCAATGCCCTGTGGGCCAGGGTCGAGGGAGTGATCAACGGGAACGTGGAGATCCAGGCCCGCGCCTTCGGGGGAGGCGGGGGAGGCGCATCGGCGTTTGTCCTGCCGGCCCACCAGCACCCCGGGGAGGACATCACCTCCGGGGTGGTCGGAACGCAGTTCGGCGGGACGGGGGCCAACCTCTTCGCCCAGGGGCCAGGGTTCCTCTACCTCGCCGACCTGGGCGTGCCGGTGTCGGTGATCGGGTGGGCGGAGGCTTCAGCCTACGCGCTCCGGCCGATCTGGGAACCCTACGCGGATGAACCCTTCGCCCTCTCCCACTACGTCCGCCAGTGCAGCGGCAACGCCACGAGCGACTACACGCACTACTCGCTTAACGACAGCCTTCATCCCATCGTTGACGTGTACAACCCGTTCAACCCGGACCCAGACGTGCCCGCCGCAACCTACAACCTCGTGACGGGGATCGGGACGACGAACACGGTCCCCAGGTGGACCGACGCCCTCGGAACCCTTGGCGACAGCACCATCACCGACGACGGGACGACGGTGTCCCTGACGGCCGGAATCCTGTCGGTTAAAAAGGGCACTCAACCCACCATGACCACCGACTACGCGAAGCTGTGGGTTGACAGCGACTTATATCTACGCTATCGGCAGAACAAGTCGGACATGAGCAGTCCGGTCGCGGCCTACGTCTTGCACACCAACGAGGCGACAAGCCCGATGCAGATGCCGGTTGCGAACCAGCATTTGCGTGCAACCGGAAGCGGTTGGACGATGGGCCTCGCGAGAACCTCTGACGACGACAACACGTTTTGGTTTACCGGGAACGGAAGCGGAATGGTCGCGGCCCTGTATGAGACGACTGCACCCTCTGCCACGGCGAATTACACGAAGATCTACTCCCTCGCATCGGACCATCACCTTTATTACACCGATGCGAGCGGAAATCACGGCAAGATATGGACTTCTTACAATGACGGCGCGGGGAGCGGGTTGGACGCCGACACGGTGGACGGGAGCCATGCCTCGGCGTTCATGGCGGTGCCTGCCGGGACGCTCAACACCATCGCCAAGTTCACCGGCACGGGCACGACCATCGGCAATTCCATCCTCTCCGACGACGGAACGACCGCGACGGTAACGGGGAACCTGACCTACACGGGTCGGTTGAATAGTACGCAGACGCTCCCCAGTCTTGCGGCGCATCGCAATGAATTGGCGTACACGGGAACAGAATATTCGGGAGACTGCGTGGCGCTGGCCGTGACGATGAACAACACGCAGTTTTTTTCTAACACCGGAACGGGATCAGATATTAGCCTCAACTATGCACGCACAGCGTTTAAGGTGACGCTAGGTTCGGCGACAAATATCGGTAGGGTAAGACTGCGAATCAAAAAATCAGCCTCGACAGCCGACACGGCCTACGTTCGAGTGTACACATGGACTGACGATGGAGGTAGTCCGAGCAAGCCCTCTGCCGCAGATACGACCGGGGCTTTAGTTTATGCGTATAATTTGAGCACATCATACACAGCATTGGACTTGCAACTAAACGACTCATCCGTGGGCAGTACGTTTTGGATCGCGTTGTACCCGAGCGCATATGCAAGCAATCCGTTCATCGTGGACGGGATAACGGGCGGATCTGATCTCGTCGCCAACTGGGACGGCGCGGCATGGAACCTGACCACCGGGACGATTTATGCTTACGCGTACACCGGATCTCCGATGTCCCTGGGGTGCTATACCTACTCCGCTACTGCTGGATATTTTCGCAACTATGGGTCTTCCTACGCCATAAATTGTAGTTCGGCTTATGGTTCCGGGTTAGCAGGAACGGGGGTAGTGTACGGCGTTTATGGAACTACCACGGGGCCATCGACCACGGGGTGCGCCGGAGTGTACGGGGGAGGTACCGCTGGCGTAGGAGTATTCGGTACGTCCACGTCATATTATGGAATTTATGGCACTACCGCAACTGGTTGTGCGGGGAGGTTCGGCCAAAGCGGGTCTTTGACAAAATCAACCTCTGATCCCTGTCTGTACGTTCGGAGAGCTAATACACTTGGGGCATATACTAGTTCAGGATCTTTAGTGTATATCGAGGACGTGACGGCATCCACCGGCAAACTGATCGAAGCGCAAAAATACTCTGCCGCCCTCGCAAGCACCAACGTCGTGTGGTATCTCACCCACGGCAACGATGGGCGCACGATAACAGAACGCCTGTACGGCTACGACACCACGGCCGGCGCATGGAGATATTGGGATTGGAGCACGACAACCGCGAGCACGTTCACGCTGAGTTATAATGGTACAACTCACGCAACTTTCGATGGGGCGAACCGAACGCTCACCTACGACGGTGGCGCGATCTTCAACGAGAGCGGGGCCGACTACGATTTTCGGATCGAAGGCGACACCGACACCCTGCTGTTCAACCTCGACGCGGGGCTGGACCGGATCGGGATCGGGTGCGTGCCGACCTCGAAGTTGGATGTCAACGGCGACATCGAGTGCGTGTCCACGGGGGCCTTCTACTGGGGCGACCCGATTACCGATGGGACGTGGAAATGCGTCCGTGACGGTGACGACCTCGTGTTCTACCGGCGCGAGAGCGGATCGTATGTGGAAAAAAGCAGATTGTCCGCATGAGTACGAACTACCATACTTTCAGGAGGTACAGATGGCACGCATCACAAACCACATTTCCGAGGTCAGGATCGCCGCACGGCAGATCCTGAACGCGCTGGAGGAACTCCGGGCCCTGAAGCTGGAGGCCGACGCCCGCAACTGGGGGGCGAAAGACTTCACCGCCGACATCGAGGCCGGAAACGGCAACGCCGACATCGCCGGGGGCGACGTGAACGCTGTCCACACCAAGACCACCGACATGATCGCGTGGTCGGAAGCAACCGGGCAGTGGCTGAAGGCCCTCTACAAGCTGAAGGTGTGACGATGAAAACCACTCTGGAAGAAGCACTAAACATCGCGGAGGGCCTGAAGGAGTTCGGGCAGGTCAAGAAGTGCAAGGACACGACCATGAGCTACCGCTTGGCCAAGCTCAGGAAGACCTTGCAGGGCGAGATGGAAATCCTCAACGAGACGCGCAAGGCGTGGCTGGAGGAACTCGCCACCGGGAAGGACGAGCGGGGCAACCCGACCATCGACCCGGGCACCCCCCAGCACGAGGAGATCCAGAAGCGGCTGAAGAAGCTGATGAAGGAACCCGTGGATCTGTACTGGATTCCGGCGGACTACGACAAGTTCAACCCGAAGAACGAACTGGGCCTGAGCGAGGACTTCGTGTTCCTGACGTTCCAAATGTGGCTCGACCCCGAGGACAAGCCGAAGGAAGAGCCGAAGCCCCCGGAGGAACCGTGAAAACCGAGTTCGACCAACCCCTGTGGGCAATGGTGTGCTTAATCCTGTCCCTCGTGGCCGTGGCGACACTCACGCACACGACCGACTCCCTGCTCCCGATCATCACGACTCTCGGCGGGGCGCTCGCCATGTACATCCCCCGCCGCAAGGAGGGTAGTAAATGAGTCCCGAAAAACTGTTCGATTTCCTGCTCCTGTTGCTCAACGGCGCTGTCGCCGGACTCGTGATCATCGTGTTCCGGTTGCTGTCCAAGACCTCGGCAATCGAGGCCCAGAACGGGGTCATTATGCAGAAGCTCACCGACAACTGCGAGGCGTTCCAGAGGCAGATCAATGCCCTCAATCACGAAAAAGATCGAATCCTCGTCGATGCCGACAAGGAACACGAGAGGATCGAGAACCTCGTTGTGGTGTTGGGGCACCGGGTAGACGATTACCAGTCAAAGTTTCACATCCGCTCGGAGGATATTGTGAGGATCAACGGCAAGCTGGACCAACTCGACAGCAAGCTGGAACTGCTCAACGACGAGGTTGGCCTGTTGCGGACTGAAGTCCGGGGAGGGCGGGGATGACGCTGAAAGAAAGACAGGAGTTCATCGCGACGATTGCGCCGGCTGCCGTGGCCTGCATGAAAGCAACAGGCATCCCGGCCAGCACGATCCTTGCCCAGGCAATCCTCGAGACGGGTTGGGGTGGCTCCGTCAAGGGACACAACTGGTTCGGGATCAAGGCCACCGGGAGAATGGCACGCATCATCCGCGCCGCCCTGGAGGCTGGAACGTACATGGAAAGCATGGTCCCGGAGGATATGCAGGTACTCTGGACCCATGAGTACGTCACCGTCGCCGGCACAACGAAACGGAGAAAGGTCCGCATCCGTGACGTGTTCCGGCGATACGCGAACGACGAGGAGAGCTTCGAGGACCACTCCAGGCTTTTCCTCACGGCGCCCCGCTACCGGGAGGCCATGCGGGTGACTGCGGACCCCCGGGAGTTCCTGCGCCGGGTGCAGGCCGCGGGCTACTCCACGGCCCCGACCTACGCCGACAATTGCATTGCCTTGATTGACAAGTACAAACTCGACCAATATGATGTCATCCAGGAGGGATAGACCATGAAAAAACACCTGACCCTGATCGCCCTGGTGGCGGTTTTCTGCCTACTGCTCGCGGCGGCCGACTGCAAGTCGTCATTCATCAACACCTCGAAGCGCACCCTGTACACCCTCAAAGCGGGGTGGTACGACGTGCAGGACAACGTCAAGGCGTTCGCCGAGGCGAACAAGATTCCCCCGCTCGGCATCCAGCAGTTTCGCACGCTGGACAACAAGTTCAAGACCGCCCACCGGGCCGCGACCGACACGTTGCAGTCGATTGAGATCATCGCCAACGCACAGGGGCAAGCCCGCGTGTCGGTACTCATCAGCGAACTGTTTAAGCTGATGGTCGAGATGGTCGATCTATACCGGCAGTGGAACCTGCCGCCCCCGAAAATGCTGCTCGATCTCACCAAGGAGGTGATGTGATGCCCATCAGCTTGACCGACTGGATCACGTTCGGCCTGAGCATCGCTCTCGAAGTTTTCAAGTCTCTCAACAAGCCCCTGGAGGAAATCACCTACGAAGACCTGCGGAACTTCCGCAGCTTCGACGAGATCTACCCCCCGACGACCGAGGGGAAGAACCCCTAAGCCGGAGGATCGAAATGGGCGAGATGCCTCTCGGGGTGGCCATGACGGCAATCGGCATTTTGGCGGCCCGGGTCGCGGAGGCCCGGGCCACCCGGCAGGCCCATGTCTACGTCGCGGATCTCACCCCGGAGGTTAACTCGGTTTCCCTGCGTGACGCCGCAAGGATCATGTGCCAGATCGCCGGGGCGACCGTGCAGGCCATCGAGAAAACGTCGGACACGATGGACCCCGGCGTGCTGTACCTCGAGAAGGAGTGACCGTGGCCAGGATCACCGAGTCGTGGCAGTTTTCGGACGGCGACAACTGGACCCCCGCCGACAGCGGGGTGCTCCAGCGCATCCTCGCCGTCTTCGCCGCGGCCCTCAACAACGTGGACAACACCAACATCGCCGACAATGCCGGGATTCAGCCGACCAAGTGCGACCTCGACGAGGCCCTCAACAACCACGCATGGACGCACCACGCCGGGTACACGACCAACGACCCCCTCGACAAGGCCTCGATCTCCGGGGGCATGATCGGGGCCAACCAGATCGGGCCGTGGCATATCGGGATCGGCGCCGTCACCAAGGACCATTTCGGCAAGTTCGATCCCCTGAGCCGTTGCTTTTTTATGGACCCGGCACCGCTGTCAGGGACCGACGGAACCGTGGTCCCCATGCCCGCAGGGTTCACGGCGGAGGACGGGGCCAAAATGGTCCTGGTTCCGGCCGGGTTCCTGGTGCGGTCCTCCGCTTCCGACACGTCGCTGAACTCCTGGTCCGTCTCGTTCGTCCCCGCAGGGTCGTCCGTCAGCATCCGCGCCAAGGCGGCCCGGGAGGATGAGTCGGAGTCCTGCCCCATCACGGTGTACTTTTTCCGCCTCGTGTGGAAGTGAGGTTGCAATGCCTTTATTCACTCTAACATATACCGCGCCGACCGACGTTGACGACGAGGGCAACGTCGTATGGACCGAGAGCAACAAGGAAGAACTCTCGGCCTTCCTATTGGAACTCAAGAACATCGTCAACAACCTGGACGATCTCAATTTCCCGTCGGGCGGGGAAGAGATCGACCTGTCCAAGATCGCAAACGGGTCACTGATCACGTCCCATGCCTCGCGACACTCTGTGGGCGGGGCGGACCCCCTGAAGGCCTCCTCGGTCTGCGGGTCCATGATCCAGATGCGGTCCATCAATGGGGGTCACATCCAACCCGGGTGCATCCAGCTTGAACACCTCGGCTTCAGCGACTCCATCGCCGACCTGTTCTACTTCGACCCGGCGCCCCTCACGGCGCTGGACGGGGAGACGATCGACCTGCCGTCGGGTTATACCGAGTTCCGCCCGATCATCCTCGGTTACAGTCTGGAGTCGGGCGCGGGCGACGCCGGCATGAATCTGGCCATCGTCCAGCTAACCCCCGGGGTGGACAGCTACACCGTGTCCTGCTACGCGACGGCGGAAGATGCGGGGGCGCAGGTTCCCGGGGAAGTCTACTACATCAGGATCGCCTGGTAAGGAGGAGCCATGTGGGGAGCAATTGCGGGGATCGGGGCCTCGTTGCTGGGCGGACTGCTCGGGGGCGGAGGGCCGAAGATCGACGAGTCCAACTACAACGAGGCCATGCAGTGGCTTTCGGAGCAGTACCAGAACGCCCAGAACCCCTACTACGAGGGCGTGATGCGGCAGATGATCGACTACTTCGCCGGCGGGGGGTCCGCCACCGACTCCAACCGGCAAAAGGCCTTCTCGCAGGTCCTGGCCCCGATCAACACCATGATCCCCGACGCCAGGACCCGCATCCAGAACGCCATGTCCCGCGCTGGAATCCTGACACCCGGGACCGTGCAAAACAAATTCGAGACCGACATCGCCACCAAGGCCGCATTCCAGCGGGGGCAGGCCATCGAGTCCGTCAATCAGAGGTTTGACGAGCGGCAGGACCAGAACAAGGCCCTCGGCCTGTCGGCCTCCCAGCAGTTCGCCTCCCTGCTCCGCAACCTGTCGATGCAGGCCGCCGGCCAGAAGGGGCAACTCGCCCTCGGCCAGCAGGCCCAGCAGTTGCAACGCTCGACGATGGGCACCAACTGGGGGCAGATGCTGATGGGCCTCGGGGGAAGCATGATCGGGAACTGGGCCAACGGTCCGGCGCAGGCCGCGCAGGCCGCCCCCGCCGCTCCCATGGGCTTTGGCGCCGGCGGGAGTCTTCTCAATCAACCCGTCACCCCGGGGTTCTCCTGGGGACTGAGCGGAGGGTTCGAGAATCCCTACCAGAGTCCGTACTACAACGGCGCGAACCCCCTGTGAGGTGAGTCATGGCCGAATACGAGCAGATGATGCTGGACCTGATGAACCCCTCCGGGACTTCCCTGTTCCTGCCGGCGTCGGACTACACCGGGCAAGCCCAACCCCTGTTCTGGATGAACCCCACTGCTCCAGCCGTTCCCGGGGCCCCACAGGAGAACATCCGCGCCGAGGTCCAGCGGGAACTCCAGGACCAGGCCCAGCAGGAGGTCGCGAAGGCGGGCGAGGAACCCGGCCTTCTCGACGACTCCCAGCAGATCATGGGGTGGCTCACCCAGCAGCACCAGGCGGCCGCCATGAGCAACTTGCAGAAGACTTTGCTCGGGTTCGCGGAGGGGCAGTTGCAGTCCCCCTACGCCGGCAACAGGGTTTTCGGGGCGAGCATCGCCGGGGCCATCGGGGCGAACCAGAAGGACATCGAGCGGAAGCTGTCCCTCTCGTCGCAACTCATGAGCTACGCGCAGGAACTCCTCGACCACAAGCGCAAGAAGCTGGAGATCCGGGCGGCGGAGGAGGCCATGAAGCGGGCGCCGGAGGCGGAAGCGCTCCGCATCCGTGGCCTGGAGGCCAATGTAAAGACGGCAGAGTACAATCTTTTGCAAGCCCCCAAGGTGGCAAAACGAGAGGAAGAGGCGCATGACGACAGAATGCAATGGAACAAGCTAAATCAGGAAAGAGTAAAACTGGAAAACGACATCAAGTCCCATGAATTCCAAATCAATAAAGAACTTGATCCTATCAGGAAAAAAGACCTGATCATCAAGCTGCAATATTCTCAGGCAAGCCTCCAAAAAATCTTGAAGGATTTGGATTACTACGACAAGAAAATAAAAGCCGAGTTGGATTACAAGAATGCCAGGGCAGCCGACGCCTACCACGACGCCTCCGCCCCGTATCGGGGTTCTGGTGGCGGTGGCAACAAAAGCACCACGAAAAACTCTTTCCGTGGAATCGGCGGGGGATGATTGAATGGAAATCTCCAAGTATTTCAAGTTCTTACGCGACCCCGCCATGCTGAGACTGGGCGAGACCTACAAGTCTAACCCGGAATACTCGGAAGCGGTCGTGAAGCGACTTGGTCCGACCGAAACCCAGTTTTCCGACATGCCGGACTGGGGAGACCAGCAGGGGAAAGCTCTCCCGGGAGTGCCGGCGGCATCAACGGGTTCCGGCACGCTCGCGTTGATGTCGGGTGTTGCGAAGTCGTTGCAGGTTCCCGCAAAGTCCACGGTCGATATGGGCCGCCTAACGACCCCCATCGACCCCGCCAGGCAGGTCAGGACCGAATCCGGCCCCGGGGGCAAGAAGAACACGGTCTGGGATGCAGACGCCTACTACGCCGAGCAGGAGCGCTTCCGGGATGAGATCGAGGCACTGCCGGAAGGGGAGAAAGACAGCCCCGAGAGGTCTTTCAGGGAACGAGCCCTCGGCAAAAGCGGCGTCGGCCCGCGGCCCAAGAGGGGGCAATCCGACTCGGAGTTCCTCGGCAAGCTGGACCAGATGGCCAACATGGCGGGGCGCGTCGAGATCAGCGCCTCCACGCTGTTCAGGGCCGTGGGTGGCGACCCTGAAAAATACCGGCAGGCCCTGGAGTACGCGGCCACCCTCCCGAGTGTGAGGGTAAATCTCCAGGACATCGGAACCGTGGCGAAGGACACCGACACGGCGACCCGCCTCCGTCTCTACGACGTTCACCGCACCGTGGCGCCGGACAGGCCCGAGGCCCTCTCGATGAAAGACCTGAAGGCCTTCTATGGGGAGGACTCCGCCTCGGCCTTCGCCGACAAGTTCATGGAGGCCGGCAACACCGTCCTGATGAACGAGGCCGAGGCCCGCTCGAAGATCCGACCCAACAAGGAAGACCCCTACGTCTACTTCGTGGAACCCGTGGGGATCGACGGGCCGGCGACGATCTACTGGAACGAGAACGAGGCGCACCGGCAGGCGAAGAAGGGGGATTTCAGGATCTCAAGAGTCCCCACCAAGACCTTCCGGCACCCCGGGATGGAGGAGGCCCGCCTCCCCGTGACGCTGTCTCCTGACGGAAAGTCGGCGCAGGTGATGACGGCGAACAACGGGTGGTACTACGAGCTACCCGGGTTCGAGGCCGTGGGCCGGTACGGAAAGAAAAAGGAGGGGAACCAGTGGGTTCCCGACGAGCAGATCCGCCCCTTCCGCGACATGGGCCTCCCCTCCGCGGCGGTCTGGGGGCCACCGGACCTGTTTGGCATCCCGACCCCCACAGACCCCTCGCAGTATGCCGCCTACAAAAAGTCTTACGAGACCGAGGTCATGGCGCGGGCAATCGGCGTGAGCCTCCCGACAGAGAACGAGAAGATCCTCGCGGAGCGCATGAAGGAGGCCGCCGAGGCCTCGAAGGGGTGGGGCGAGAACATCCCGGTCATTGGCACGTTCATCGGCATGGGCAAGCGTAACATTCAGCGAGCGGTTCTCGCCGCGGACCTGTGGGCCAATCGGGTAGCGGGCAACATCGGCATGAAGACCCTGCCGGACGAGTTCTACGGGAACGTCCTCCAGGAGGCCGAAGATTTCGGGACGCTGGCCCAAGACTTGGATTATTTTGCGAGTTTTAGCCTTACAGGTGATCTGGACAAGAAGTATGAGAAGCTGATCGACCTTGGCAAGTGGAAGCAACACCTGTCCCGCTCCGTCCGGCACGGGGTGGGGATCGCGATGGACGTGCTGCCCTTCATCCCGGTCGTCACGCCGGCCGGCGCCGCCGTGTCCACGGCAAGCCGCATCGCCAACCTCCAGTTCGGGCGCTATGCCTTCCGGGGGGCTGCCGGGTTCGCCACGATGGAGGCCGTGGACGAGTTGGGATCGCTCATGATCGGCCGCACGATCCACGGCGACCCGGAGGCCGGCCGGCCGTTCCGCTTCGCCATCCAGGCCGCGAGCAGGATCACCGCGCTCGGCCTTGAGCAGATCCCGGGTTTCTCCGAGGAGATGGCGCGGGACGTTGGGGAGTTCGGAGGTTTGGTGCTGTTCCACCATGCCAGCAGGGCGAAGAAAATCTACGACGACTACCAGACCGGGAAGAATGCCCTCAAGGAGTACGAGAACATAAAAAAACTCTTTGAGTCCGAAGATTACAATTATGACGTGATTGTCTCGAATCTAATCAAGGACGCAACCGAATTAAAATTAGATGAAAGAGTTTTGGTTAATGACATGAAGCACCGCCTCACGGCCCTGAAGTGGTGGGCGGAGCGGCACTGGGACCTTACAACCAAGAACATTTTCCCCTCTGCCAAGGGCATGCACCGTGCGGCAATGATCGACAACTGGCGCAAGGGCTTTGACCAGTCCTCCCGCGCCATCTCCGACCTCCAGAGGGCCTCTATCGAGAACGTCGAACCCTTCGTGGTGGAGTCGCCCCCGGCCGACCTTGGGCCTGCCCCCGAGGCCTCCCCCGAGGCTTCGCCCCCCGCGGAGCCGAAGCTCAAGCCCTACGGGGAGGGCCTGACCCCTCGGGCCGTCAGGCCCGGGGAGAACGTGGCGCCGGAGTTCGAGGCCTGGCTGAAGGAGTTCCCCGACAACCCCGCTCCGTCCCTGGAACTTCAGCAGAAGTGGGCTGAGATCCAGGTCAACCGATTCTCCGAGGCCCTCGAGCGGGGGGAGGCCTACCACGTTCCCGAGAAGGTCCTGGACCAGTTGGCACGGGTCGCCGAGGAGTCGGGGGACATCGTGCTCCAGTCCACCATCCCGGTCATGCGGACGGCAATGGAGTCCCAGTTGGGCGTGGAGCACCGGGGCCTGTTCCTGGGCGAGGACATGCCGTCCTACGAGACTTGGACCCGGGAACTCGGCGTGCCGGAAGACGCGGAGCACGCCCTGATCTGGGCGAAGAGCGTGGCCAACCGGGCCGCTGAGTTGCTCGAGGGGAACCCCCACATACTGCAATTCCCGAAAGAGCAGTGGAATCTCGCGGAAAAGATCCTGAAGGAGGGCGACCCCAGGACCGCGGAGGTATTCACCGACATCCGAAAACTCGGGGAGTTTGGGGGTGCTGCGGTCGAGGCTCCGGGGGATATTGAGCTTTTCGGTGAGTTCGAGCACAACCTCGAGAACGCGATGCGGGAAAAGGATGGGCGGGAGTCAATCGAGGAAGAGATCCAACGGCTCAAGGAACTGGCCGACTACGTCGAGGAAGGCCGCGCACAACAAAGAGAAGCACAGGCGAGAGAGGATCTGCAACTCAAGCTCAGGCCGTTTTACAAACGCCTGTTCGACCTGCGCATGGAGGCGGAAGGCCTCGACAAGCTGGACCGTGAGTCCATGACCCTGGAACAGTACGAGCGGCGGATCGACATCCAGTTGGGCCGCCGGCACATTAACGACGCCATTCTCGGGGCGTTGCGCTCGGGAGAGGTTCCCGATCTCGCCGAAGTGGAGAAGTCCGCTCCCACGGCCAGGTCCAAGCAGATGGTCTACAAGGAGATGGAATACACCCCCCGGGAAAAGGGGCCGGTGGACTGGTCGCTGTTCCCGGTCCTGAATTTCGTGAAGCAACATGGCGGGGTCAAGTCCGAGGCAACCCACCGGAAGGAAGCAAAGGGGAAAGGCGCGAACCTCCCGGGCGTTCCGGCCGCCTTCGACGCCATTTCGGGTTTGCGTGCCGAATTGCAAGGTGAGTTCAAGCTGAACTCGATCGTCTACAGTCGAAATTCGGGGGCAAGCACCTGGGATCAACTGGCCGAATCCTACCGGAGGGAGACCGGGTGGGTCGGGGAGGAAGGCGACTTCATCCGCCTGCTGGAGAAAGAGGTCCGTCAGTTCAAGCGGGAGCGTGGCGCAGAGGACGAGGGCGCGAAAAGCAAGCGGATGGAACGCCAGTTCCGCATCGACACCTTTTCCGGGAAGGATCGTGAGCATGAGTTCCGGCAAGCGCTGGACCCCGCCCTGCTGAGGACAGGGGATTACTTCTCGGTCAACGGCCAAAGGGTGGAGGTGTACGACGGATATACAGAGCAGGCCGGGTATGCGATCCTGCACTCTGACGCCTACGGGTTTCAGATGGTGCGCCCCGGGGAGCGGCTCCGGGTGGACCGGGAATCCTTCGCCACCAAGCGGTCCGAGCGGGAGCAGATCGACGACATACTGAGGAGGGAGGGAATCGACCCGGAGCCATACTGGAAGGAGCAGGAGGAAAACCTGCCGGCCTCCGGGGAAGGGGTCGAGTTCCGCGTTGGCCAGGGCGTGGAGATCCAGGTTGGGGTCCAGAGGTCCACCAAGGCGCAACCCCGCCGAAAGCCCATGACCCCGGAAGAGATCGAGGAGAACTCCGACCGCGTTGCGGGCGCCATTTCCGACTCCTGGGAACGGAGCCGAAACCGGCATCGGCCCGAAAACGAGGGCCGGAGCCTTTCCCCGGCGGCGGCCTACCTGATCGCGACCCGCCTCGGCGGACCCTTCGCCGACATCGTGGTCCGTCGCAACGCCGCGGAGCTTCAGCGGGGAGCAACCGGCCTGATCGAGGGTATCATGCAGGCCTACCCCGACGACGCCCCGAGGGCGAAGTCCCTGATCCGCATCGGCCTCACGCGAGACCTCGCGGCCGGCGAGCGGGTCATGACGATGGCCCTGCCGAAAAACCGGGCGGGGTGGGGAGGGTTTCTCTCCGACGCAATGCAAGTGCTCGAGGAAGCGATCAAGAAGAGCGGAGCCGACCCGGCCAACATCGTTTTCGACATCGTGGACTATGGGCCCAAGGGCGGAGGCGAGAAATTTTCCGCCTACTACCGAGACCCCCAGTACCTCTCCTCGGTCCTGTTCCACGAGGTGTTCCACGCCGACACCTACATGCCGCAGGGGACCAAGCAGGCGGGATCCGCCGCCGGCACCCTGCTTGACATGCTGACGCAGACCCGCGCCGAGATGGCGGCCGTCCTGTCGCCGACCGGCAAGGTCACGGGGTGGCGCCGGGAGACCATCAACCCGAACCGTCTCGCCGTCTCCCTGGACCCCTCCCGGCCCATGAACATCAAGCGGGCCCTCGAGATCTGGAACGAACTGAAGGCTCGGTACGCAAAGCACAAGGGGCAAAAACTGCTGGAAAGCCAACTCCACGACCTCCAGGACGAGTTCGACCTGCGGATGCGGGCGGAGGGCTGGGTGTCCTACAACGAGATCCGGAAGCAACTGATCGCCCTCTCGTCCTCCACCAGGGAGAGAATGGGGATGCGCGACCGCGACTACCGGGAGTCGGACCAGGAACTCTACGCCGATTTCGGCGCGGCCTACTTCTCCGACTACGCCTCGGCCCGCGCCATTGCGGGCGACGCCGTGAGACTGTGGGAGGCCCACCTTGCCAAGAACCCCGCTTTCGCGGAACTCATCGACGCCACCCTCGGATTCGTGGCCGGCGACAAGATCCCGGAGATCGCGGGGGCCCACCTGCTGAAGGGCATGGGAATGATGGCGGAAAAGGGCGCGGCTGCCCGGGAGAAGGCGGAGGAAGAGCGCCTGTGGTATCTGCGGGCCGCCACCAAGGACCGCGAGGCAGGTTTCTACGAGAACAACCGGGAGACCATAACCGCGACCAAGCGGGCCCTGCTCCACCGGCACGCCGCCCTCCGGGGCCTCGTGAAGGAAACCACCCAGCAGGCCATGCACGAGATCGAGAAAGCCGAGGGGCCCAACTGGAACGAAAAGCAGAAGGAACTGGCCCGCCGGATGCTGGGCGCCCGGGGCGAGGCCCTGATCAACGACCTCGAGAGGATCTGCCACATCCACGACATCGCGTTCCTCTACTACGATGGGTTCAACCGTAACGTGTTCCGCGCCGCGGAGAAACTGCCCGAGGTCCGCCTCACCGAGTTCGACGGTACGGTGCATACCGTCAAGGGAGCCCAACTCCTCGGGTTCTGGTCGATCCTGAAGTCAATCGAAACCACCCGCAAGTTCGACATCAATACGCAGGGCATCGGGCCAAAGGAAAGCGTGAAGATCCAGAAGCAAATCCGGGAGCAGATCGGCGACAAGGCCTACGCGGACCTGGAGCACCAGTGGAGAACGTGGCGCCAGTTGCGGCACGATTACGTCTTCCCGTTGCTGCGCAAGTCCGGCACCCACAACGACGCCATCCTGAGGGCAATGGAAACCACCGAGTACTACGCCCCCCAGAGCACGTCCGTCAACCCCCAGCCGACCGCGCATGTCTTCCGCAAGATCGGGAACATGAAGGACATCAACAACCCCTTGTTCACCCTCCCGGCGCACGACCTGAAGCTGATCGAGGCCGCGATCCTGAACCAGGCGAAACGCTCTTTCTATGAGTTCACCAAGACTTACATCCCGGAGTCCATGCAACGGGTGATCTACGACGTCAACCCCCACCTGCCCCTGAAGTACCGGCCGGGTTACGTCAAGATGTTCCACCTGGACAAGGGCAAGAAGGTCGAGTACATGGTCCCGGAGATCATCGAGGCCTCGCTCAACAACAAGACCTGGGGGGCCAGCTGGGAGAAGACCCTGGACGCCATCGGCCGCATGAACAAGCCGATCCGCGCCCTCCAGTACGCGATCAGTCTCCAGTGGATGTTCCGCAACGTGTGGAAGGATTCTTTGTCCACCTTAAAGAAGAATCCCGAAATCGGGAAGCACCCCCTCGAGTACATGAAGACGTGGGTGTCGGTTCTGCCGGCGGTCCTGAAATATCGGTTCCGGGGGGTGGTCAACGACTTCGACCTCACCGACGCCATCAAGGCGGGCGCCATCACCCCGAAAACCTCGTGGGCGAAACTTCTGGACCCGGTTCGGGCGAACTCCCTGGAGAAGGCAATGGCCTCCTACGGCGAGCACCTTGCCGGGGTCACCGACCGGACCCTCGGTGAGAAAATGAAGCACTGGATCGGTCTGGGGTTCCTCTTTGATAAGGCCGGGATCTCGGAGAAGACCGGCGGGAACCTGATCGAAACCCTCATGGCGCTCGGCGACGTGAGTGACATGGTAACCAAGCTCACCGGGTACAAAATGCTCAAGCAGGCCGGCCTCAAGGGGCCCGCCCTCGCCATGCGGGTCCGCAACCACGTCGGGACGCCGGACTACCTGGCCAGCGGGACGGCGCAACCCCTGACCAACAACGTCTTCATGTACTCCAACATTGCCAAGAACGGCCTGATGAGCGCGTGGACGCAGGCCAAGCAGAATCCCGGGAACTTCGCCCTGTACCAGTTGGCGCAATCAGTCCCGACCATCATGCTGGCCGGGGCCCTCTACGGCCTGTTCGGCCCCGACGCGCAAGAAGAGGCCCGGGGGCTTTACGGGCACATCCCCGAGTACGAACTCCGCCGGAAGGGCATGATCATCCCCCTGGGCGGCGACTTCGGCCCGGAGGGCGACAAGGGGTTTTTCGTCGGGTTCGACCAGGACCACGAGGGGCAGTATATTCAGACCATGATGCACGACACCATCAAGTACTTTGGACACTTGGTTTCCGGCCGGGACAAGAGCCTGTCGGCCACCGAATATTTCAAGGACATCCAGGATCTCGCCATGAAGCAGGTGTACCCCTACAAACCCGGGGGCGTGGCCGACTTCATCTACACGACGGCCGCGTGGGGGGCGTTCGGGGTCAACCTCAAGGACACCTTCGGCCGGCCGGTGGTGTCCCGCAGGGCCGAAGACCAATGGAAGGCCGGCAGTCCCACGGCTGCCCTGTCTGACATCCTGCGGTACGGCCTGCAAACGACCGGGGCGGAGAAGTGGTTGGCGCCGGTTTTCGGGGGCCCCTCCGGCAACTCGACCGCCGAGAACCTCATGAAATCGCCGTTCAACCCTGTTGGCGGGTTTATGGGCACGACCTCCCGCGGGGAGTCGGAGTGGGCGCAGGCGAAGGCGGACGAGGTTGCCTACCAGGAGGCCCTGGAGCAGGACGGGCGCTCGAAGGCGATCACCCGGCACGCCGACCAGGCCGGCGGGGAGTACGTCGAATCCGACGTGGACCGCCTCTACGACCAGCTGGTCGATGACAAGCTGATCGACCCCAAGAGGTACCGCAAAGCCCAATTCAGATACCAGTACAAGCAGACATTGGCCAAGTCGTCGAAGTTCGCCCTGGTTAGCAACATGGCCTACTGCCAGAGCACCCGGCAACGCAAGGCCTATGCGGAAATGGTCCGCAACGACCCGTCGGTGTCGCCGGAGGAAAAGCAGGCTTTCGAGGAAGCGGTCAAGGAGTACCGGCTGCTGCCGGAAGAGGAGGACTGATGCTCAGAGTCTCGGAGAATTTCAGCAACCTGGCCGTGGGGTCGCAGTACGTCGTGGACTCCGGCAGCCTGGGGGTCGGGAAGATCGTGTCGGACGGTGCGGTCAACGCCCTGTCGCACCACTCATCCTACCCCGGCAAGCAGCCGGCCTACATTCCGCTCAAGGTCGTCAACCGGGAACCCTCCATCAACCTCGGCGCAAACATCGGGCACATGATCGACATCCGGGTGAGGTTCAGGCTTAACGACGTTTCGACCGGGTCCGGGGTCATCTTCTACCTTCTCGCGAAGGTCGATGCGGCCGGGTACGACACGATCAGCTTTGGCAACGACGGGGCCAACTGGTATTGCGCCGGCTCCGGCGACAACCTGACGATGGATGGTTCGTGGTCCCTCGCGGGGGCGCCGGACACCGACGTTCACACGGTGCGCTTCATCCTGATGCACGACGTGATGTGGGTGTGGTTCGACGACGAGACCCCCGGGACGTTCGACTACGAGCCCTCGACCTCCTACGCCACGGCGGCCGCGTTCTACGCCAACCTGGTCCTCTGCTCATCCTCGGGGTGGGAGGTTTACTGGAAGTGGTACGACGTGATCCTGTCCCAGGTGGACCTGATCACCGACGCAGACGACCAGGTGCGGGTGGACGGCGTGGGTCTCCCCGCCGCCGTCGTACAGTTCTTCGACCAGTCGGTCCACACCCCGGAGTATGAACTCACCTCCGGCCAGGACGGGGTCATCGACATCGCTTCGGTGGATGTCCCCGGAACCTACACCCGCGTGATGCGATACCCGGAACTCGGCTACTCGTCCGCCGACGAGTACGAGGTAGCCGGCCCCTGACGCCACTGTGACCTCCTCGTGTTGGCCTCCGGTCTTGCCCCCGGAGGTTTTTTTGTCCACACAAAAATACTAGTTGACAACCAAAAACACTATTTGATAAGATCGGGGTAGCTTGAGAGAGATTCGAGAGGAGGTCGCCATGTTAATGACGGTGAAACAGTTTTGCTTCCACTACAGGTGGGTCAGCCGATCCAACCTGTACCAGATCATTCGGCGCCACAAGCCGGAATGTGTGAAGCGCATCCGGTCGAGCAACCCCGAATGGTCTCGCCGTTTCGTCTTCGACGAGGGCGAGATGGTCGAGTTCCTGATCGGGAAAAACTGGTTTCCGCCCGAGGCGAGAGAACGGGTCCGCGGGGGTGAGAAATGAAGATCACCCTGCGCCGTCTGTGGATGGAGAACTTCCAGGGTTGCGGCTGTCGCGACCTGGAGTTCGGGAAGGTCACGATCATCTCCGGCCGCAACGCCACGGGGAAAACCACGGTGGCCAACGCCTTCTCGTGGTTACTCTTCGAAAAGGACTGCGCCGGCAGGGCCAACTTCAGCCTCAAGCCCCTGAACTCCGACGGGTCGCCCAAACACAACCTCGACACCACCGTCGAGGCCCTGCTGGAGGTCGGGGGTGTCGCCCTCCGCCTCAAGAAGACCCTCCGCGAGGTCTACAAGCGCAAGCGGGGGGAGGCCCACCCCGAGTTCTCCGGGCACGAGACCGACCACTTCGTTGACGGGGTTCCCGTCAAGGAGGCCGAGTTCCAGGGGAAGATCCGCGAGATCGCCCGGGACGAGGAGACCTTCCGCGCCATCACCAACGTCCGGCACTTCGCCGAGGGGATGAAGTGGCAGGACCGCCGCGCCGTGCTGCTGGCCCTCGCGGGGGTCACCGACGAGCAGGTGCTGGCCACCCTTCCGAACCGGGAGAAGGTGTCGGCGGTCCTCGCCGGCCGGACGCCGGAAAACGCCCTTAAGGTTCTGAAGGCGACCCGCACCGAGATCAATCGGGAACTGGCCACCCTGCCGGCCCGGATCGACGAGATCAACCGGACCCCCGTGCCGGAGGGCGACCCCGCCACCGTCGAGGCGTCCCTCGCCTCCTCCCGCAAACTGAGGGAGGAGTACCTGCGGGAACTCGCCGACCTGCGGGCAGCCGGACCGGACGCCTCCGGCGCCATCGCGGAGGCGAGGTCGAAGGTTGCCGAGGCCTCGGACCAGATCGCCCGCGCCCAGGCCGATGCGGCCAAGCGGTCCATCTCTGAGTCGAACCTGACGCACCGCATGGACGCCCTCGAGGCGGAGCGCAAGGCCCTCCGCGAGGAGTGGCACAAGGTGGACGCCAGCGACGCCCCCAACTGCCCGACCTGCGGTCAGCCTCTCCCCGAGGGCCTCCGCTCCGAGGCGAGGACCAAAAAGGACACGCGCCTCGCCGAGATCACCACCCGGGGGAAGGCCTGCTCCAACGAGTTGGCCGAACTCTTCGAGAAGCGCAAAACGGAGCGGTTGGCCCGGGAGGCCCTGGAGGCCGAGATCAGTCGCCTCATCAAGGGGCGGGAGGCCATGGAGGCCGCGCACGCCAAGATCGTGGCGGGCCTGGGGCGCAACGCCGGGGTGTCCGACAAGGCGGGGCAGATCGCCGAGATCGAGCACGTCCTGTCGGTCCTGGCGGAACAGATCGCCGACGATGAGCGGCGCCTCGCCGACATGCGCTCGGCCGCGGGCCTCAAAAAGCGCATCGCGGACCTTGAGGAGAAAGAGAAGTCCCTGACCCGGGAGTTCGAGGAGAACGAGGCCGCCATAGCCACGGTCGAAGGTTTCGTGCGGGCGAAGGTCCGCACCGTCACCGACCGCGTCAATTCGATGTTCCGGCGCGCCTCGTTTAAGCTCTTCGACGAGCAGATCAACGGGGGGATCGCCGAGTGTTGCGAGGTGGTCGCGGGGGGCGTCCCGTGGGCTTCGCTGAACAACGGGGAGCGGGTCAACGCGGGGATCGACATCTGCGCCACGATCTGCGCCCACTACGGCACCCAGGCCCCGATCTGGGTGGACAACGCCGAGAGCGTCAACGCCCTGGAGAGCACCCGTGGGGCGCAACTGGTCGCCCTGTACGTCACCGAAGGCGAATTCAATATCCAAACCAAGGAGGCATAAGATGGAAAACAAGCAACAGCAACAGGCCCTCGAGAAGATCGAGGACGCCCCTCCCGGCCGGAACGACCTGGTCCCCGCGGGGTTTACCAGCAAGGCGGGTTTCGACCTCATGCTCCGGCAGGCGAAGTGGTTGAGCACCTCAAGTCTGGTCCCGGAGCAGTTCCGGAACAACATCCCCAACGTGGTGATCGCCCTCGAGATCGCCGGCCGGATGGGGGCCTCCCCCCTCGCCGTGATGCAAAATTTATACATCGTCCACGGCAAGCCGGGGTGGTCCGCCCAGTTCATCATCGCCGCCATCAACGCCACGGGTAAGTTCTCCCCCCTCCGCTTCGAGTGCGCCGGGGCCGGGGACGGACGCTCCGTGAAGGCCTGGGCCACCGAGAAGGCCACGGGGGAACGCCTGGAGGGGCCCGCCGTCACCATCGAGATGGCCAAGAAAGAGGGGTGGTCCGCCCGCAACGGGAGCAAGTGGCAGACGATGTCCGAACTGATGCTCCGCTACCGGGCCGCCACCTTCTTCGGGCGCCTCTACGCCCCGGAGATCCTGATGGGGATGTCCACCACCGACGAGATCGTGGAGGTCCACGAGGCCGACTTCCGCGAGGTCAAGGAGGCCACGGCCAACCAGGGCGTCGTGGTGGATTTCGCCGACCCCTCGGCGCCCCCCGCCCCCGCCGCGGTGGAACCGGAACCCCCCACCGAGAAGGTCCGTCGCGGCCGCCCCCAGGTCTACAAGGCGGAGCAACCCCCGGAGTTCTCCGCCCCCGCGTCCACCGTGACCCCCCAGGAGGAGTTCAAGCTCCAGTCCGACAACCGGACCGACCCCAACCGGACCCCGGGGTTCTGAGATGGAATTCATCCCCCTCGCATCATCGTCGAAGGGGAACGCCTACCTCGTGCAGGAGGGGGAACTCCTCCTCCTGCTCGACGCGGGCCTCTCCCTCAAGCAGATCCGGCGGGCCTCCGGCTTTCTCCTCCACCGCCTGTCGGGGTGCCTCGTGACGCACCAGCACCAGGACCACTGCCGGGGGATGCTGGGCCTTGCAAAGGCCGGCGTGAAGATCTGGTGTACCGATGCGACGTGGGAGTCGCTCGGGGAGAAGCGGCACGGGTGGGACCACAAGCACCACAAGGTATGTTCGCACTATGACGTGCTTTCGTGCCCGCCGTGGAAAGCCGCTTCCTTCCCGTCCATTCACGACTGCGAGGGAGGGGTCAACTACCTGGTCGGGTCGCCGGCCGGGGACAAACTGCTCTACGCCACCGACACCGGCTACATCCGGGAGCGGTTCCACGGTCTGACCCACGTCGCCATCGAGTGCAACTGGTCCCGCGAGACCCTGGACCCCTCGACCACCCCGGAGCGCCTCTCCCGCCTCGAGAAGTTCCACCTGTCCCTGGAGGACGTGCTGGGGTTCCTCGCGGCCAACGACCTCTCCCGTTGCCGGGAGATCCACCTGCTCCACCTGTCGTCGTCGAACTCCGACGCCGGCCTGTTCCAGCGCAAGGTCCGTGAGGCCACGGGGATCACGACCCGGGTCGCCCTGGAGTTCGCACCCATCACCGAAGAGGAGGTACAGACATGAACACCAACACCCGCATGATCGTAACCATGCCGATTCACGTCCTGCGGGACGTGGAGAAGATCCTCGCGGAGATCGACCACAACACCGGGACCTGCTCCGACTGCGGGGCCCGCCGCGACCAGGGCCAGGCGCATCGGCACGACTGCCGGTGGGTCAACGCCATCTGGGGGTTCCGCTCCGCCGTTGCCGACGGGAACTGGGTCCGGGGGTCGTGATGGCATCCGTCGTCTTTTTCTGCGCCGGCCTCCCGAAACCCCAGGGGTCCAAGCGGTACGTCGGGATCTGGAAGGGCGGTCGCGGGATCATGATCGAGGACTGCCAGGCCCTCCCCGGGTGGCGCAACGCCGTCTCGTGGATGGCCGAGAAGGCGATGCGGGACGCGGGCCTCGCCATCATGCGGGGCCCCGTCGAACTCGAGGCGACCTTTTGGTTCCCGAAGCCGAAGAGCACCCCGAAGCGGGTGATCTACAAATCAACCAAACCCGATCTCTCGAAACTGCTTCGCGCCCTCGAGGACGCCATGTCGGGAATCGTGTTCGTGGACGACGCGCAGATATGCGACCTGAAGGTCGCCAAGTCTTTTGGGGCGCCGGCCGGCGTCGAGGTCCGGGTGACCCCGCTCGCGGAGGAAAAGAAATGACCAGCCAGGGATACTGCTCGGGATTCTATTTCTATGGGGCGGTCCTGTGCCCCGGTGAGTTCAAGACGGTGGGCCACACCAACATGCCCCTGTGGAAGGGACACCTGGAAATCCCCCGCGGGTGGGGGGACAAGGCGACCACCGAAAAGATCCCCGTCTGCGCCTGGCACGGCATGGCGCACCACATGTCACAAATCCCGCCCGGGTGTCACCTGATTGGGATGGGCGACCTGAAGGTAAACGACCGGGGCTACCTCGGGGAGGTCGTCATCCGGTGGGTGATCCCTCTCGACCAGGAACTCGTCGAGGCCGGGGAGGCCCCCGGGGGAACGCCGTTCTAGGCTTTTTGGCATGGCTCGGCAAGGCGCGGCGCGGCACGGCGTGACGAGGCAAGGCATGGCATGGTTCAGGGCTTGGCCGGGCGAGGCACGGCGCGGCGAGGCGTGGCTTGGCGTGGTTCTAATTTACACTATCTCATGAGGAGGACATCATGAAAAAGCAGGATTACATCGACATCGACAACGACACACCGGTGGTGGCGAGGGCGAAGAAGTACCTCGTCACGATCTCCGGCGGCGAGCAGGGGATGCTCCAGAACAAGCTCCCCGACCTCAACATCAGCAAGGCCGAGAAGAAACAGCAGGCGAAGAGCGACCCCGCCGAAATCGAGCGGCTGGAGTGGCGCAAGAAGATCCACGTCGGGCTCAACGGCAACGCCTGCATTCCCGGCGAGAACATCCACGAGAGCCTGAAGGAGGGCGCGGGCTACTGGGGTCAGAAGATCGCCGGCGAGGGCAACCGCACCTATGCGAAGGTCGTTGCCGCCTCCGTCATCTGCGAAAGCCTCGACCTCGGCATGTCGCCCAACGACGAGCGCATCATCCCCTTCGGAAAGGCGTGCAACGGGAATCCCTCGAAGGGCAAGAAGTCCGGGTGCCGCGTCTACAAGATCCGGCCCATGTTCCGCCCCTGGGGCGGCACCTTCATCATGCACGTCTTCGATCAGCGGCTCACCCCGGCGGTCCTGCGGAACGTGCTGGAGTTCGCCGGAACCTTCGTCGGCATCGGCGACTGGCGCCCCGTGTTCGGGCGCTACGACATCGTGAGTGTCGAGGAGGTCTGACATGCGAAAAGCCAACGACCAGCAGACCGACACCCTCGTTGCCGCCGCCGCCTCTCTCGCGGCAATCGAAAAGCGAAACGAACTCATCCCCCACCTGGTGCTCAGGGAGATGCTCGGGATGACCGGGGAAGGGCAGCAACGGTATCACTCGATGGTTTCCCGGCTCAAAAAAATGCTCATCTCGGAGCATCAGGTATTCCTGTCGGTGCAAATGGGAAAGGGGTACGTCGTCCTCCCCGACAACGAGGCGCACACCGTGCCCCAGAACCGGTTGCACCGGGCCGTCAAGCAGATCGGGCGAGCGGTCGTGGAGTACAACCACATCCCCGTGGCCAAGCTCGAATCGTCTGAGAGAGACGCCCTGATTCAGGAAAGCCAGAAGGCCGGCACCCTGTTCGGGATGATGCGGAAGGCCATCACGGCGTAACGCGGTTCAAGGCTCGGCCGGGCCGGGCGCGGCGAGGCACGACTGGGCTTGGCATGGCATGGTTCAAGGCATGGCTCGGCCGGGCCGGACACGGTATGGCAAGGCAAGGCTTGGCATGGTTACTCTTGACAGCCCGGAAACGCGGTGAGAGAATAGAGATGCGAGGTGCGAAATGACGGTTGGAGGTTTCGTGTTTTCAGGATTGCCCGACCCCGAGAGAGCCATGTACGGGCGTGGCGTGCCTCCAACGGATGCACCTCGCACCTCTCGGGGTATTTTTTTTCTCCCCGCGAGGTGCTCATGAGCTATCCCTGGTTCCGACTCTGGACAGACTGGGCGAACGACCCAAAAATCCTGATGATGACCCCACTTCAACAAGTCAGTCATATCAGACTTCTTTGCATGAAATCTCTGGGCATGTTGCCTGCCACTGATGAACAAGTCAGGGTGTTTCTCAGAATAACTCCGACACAACTCCGATGTCTCAAGCAAATTTTACAGAACAACTCCATGATAAATTCAGAATGGGAAATACTGAATTGGGACAAAAGACAGATGAAGTCGGATCACTCAAATGAACGAGTGGCAAAGTTTAGATCGAAGTCTAAGGATGACGAGAAACGTTACGGTAACGTTACGGTAACGGGGTGTAACGGTGTTACAGTAACAGGTAGAACAGAACCAGAACCAGAACCAGAACAGAATATATCTTGCGCGGAGCCGAAAAATTTCGACTCCACGCCGGCAATTTACGAATTGCCCTGTGCCGGGAAAAAATCCTACCCGGTAACCGGGAAGCAGGTCGAGGAGTGGTCAGTCCTCTTCCCGGGTGTGGACGTTCACCGGGAACTCCGGAAGATGGTCGCCTGGTTGGCGGCCAGTCCTGACCGGCGCAAGACCTTCAGGGGGGCGCCAAGGTTCGTGGTGAACTGGTTGGGCCGCGAGCAGGACAAGGCGCCATCCTCCAGGGTCAACGGCCTTCATGCCGACTCCCCGAAGCCGGTCCAGCCCGGAGATCCCGGCTGCCTGCTTTGCGGGGGGAGGGGTCTCTATGATGACGGCAGGGGCATCGACGTGACCTGCGACTGCGTCCTGCGGCGACTCCAGGGAGGCAAGAGATGATTTTCCGCTACGACAAGGACATCGAAAAGGACATCATCGCCCAGTTCTTCCTGGCCCCGGCCGTGGAGGTCGAGCGCCTCGCGGCCGCCTTCCCGGAGGCATCCTTCCAGGACCTCGACCTGAAGATCGTGCGGGCAGCCATCGGAAAGGTCATCGCCGCGGGGGAGCCCCTGGACGAGGTCTCGGTCCACGCCCGCCTCCCGGTCTACGGGGACGGGCAACGGTCCTACACCGTGACCCAACTGGCGGAACTCTCGTCCGGAATCCCGCGGCGGATCAACATCGAGACGCTCCGGAACGGGATGCGACGCAACAGCATGATCTCCTCCATCTCCAGGATCTCGCAGATCCTGAGCGAGGGTTTCACGGCGGCCGGCGACCCCATCGAAGACCCGGACCGCCTGCTCCAGGACATCGTCGCCGAGTGCGAGGGGGCGCGGAAGTCCTCCGGCGTGGGACTCCGCACCCTGCGGGAGATGGCGGTGGAGTACCTGGACCACCTGGACCAACGCCCCGGCCTGCGCGCCCTCCGCCTCCCGGAGTTTCAGCGCCTGAACCAGTGGTTCTGCTTCGAGCGGGGGACCACCACCGGGATCGCCGGCCGGCCCGGGCAGGGGAAGACCGCCATGATGGTGCAGATGCTGTTCTCGTGGCAACACCTCCACGGCCTGTTCTTCTCCCTCGAGGCGGGGGAGGCGGAGATAACGGCCCGCGTGCTGGCCAACCCCAGGATCGCAAAGAAGTGGCTCATCAAGGGCGGCAACCTGAGCCTGACCGACCACATGCTCCTCAAGGACCACGCCCGGAGCCTGAGCGAGACCGTACAGGTCACCACCTCGGACTATTTGGACATCGGCGCCATCGAGCGGACCTGCTGGGAGCAGCAGGCCAGGCTCACGGCGAGGGGTGTTGGCCTGGATTTCGTGATGGTGGACTACATCCAGATCATGTCCGAGGGTACACTTCGCGGCCGCCGGGGACGGTACGAGGTGGTCGGCGAGCAGGGCAAACGCTTCCGCTCCCTGTGCAAGCGGCTCAACTGCGCCGGCGTCCTCGGGGTCCAGGTGGGCCGGGACGCTGAAAAGCGGGAGCACGGCCGCATCCGGCTGTCGGACATGCGGGAGTCGGGAGATCTCGAGAGTGATCTCGACCAGGTGGCCGCCATCCAACTGGATCACTCACGGTCCAACGACGACGTGGACTACTTCGACTTCGATGTTCTCAAGGCCCGTGGCGCCCGCACCGGCAGGCAGCCCATGATGCACCAGAAGGACTACAACCTGTTCCAGGAGGTCTGACGTGGACAGGGAAATGGTATGCCTCGAGTGTCCCCTGCCGGAGTGCAAACCGAACGACCACCGGTGTCCACTCTGTGATAAGATGGCAAGTGAGTACGGTTCCCTCCCGGGCCTCGAGGGGGGCCACAGGACGGGACGGTGCCCGACCGCGGAGGAGATCGAGATCGCTTTTCGGGAGTCGGGGATGATCGGCGCCAGGAAAAAGCTCGGCATAAACTTTTACCGGCTCAAGGCCGCCCTGGTCCGCATCGGCCTTGCAGTCGAGTCCGCCTCGAAAAGGAGAAAACGATGAGCAAGAGCAAGCCTTCCGCCCCGCCCCGGCGGCCGGTCCCCGCGGAGGGGCCCATGCCGGCCGGCAAGAACACCTGCGTCTTCTGCAAAAAGCGCCTGGACATCTCCGGGCAGAGCATCGCTTCCGTCGCCAACGGGGCCGCCTGCTCTGCCTGTGCGAAGAACTACGACTGGAAGGGCCTCATCTGCCCGCCGGCCGTGCGCCCCTGAGTCCCACCGGGGCCGGACGCCGGGTAGGCCCCGACCGATCTTTTCACCCCGGCACTATCCCCATGGTGGACGGTTTGAGAGATTATCACTGGTCCGTCCACTTGCGTGTATTGCGTCGGGGGGCTGGGGGCCGAAAAAAAATCCAAAGAGCGAAACGCCTGGCCTCCTTCCCCCGGTATTTTTGGAGGAAAAAAATGCCCAAGAACACCCCCGAAATCATCGCCGCCATCCGGGCCCTGCTGGATGAACTCCAGGCCGAGTACAATCGCACCGTGGAGACGACCAGAAAGATCGCGGACCGCCTCGAGCGGTTCGAGGCCGAGGCCAAAAAGGAAAAACCCGCCAAACCCAAAAAGTGAATTTCCCACGGCCGGCCGGCCCTGGGCCTCCCCGGGGCCTCCAGCCGGTTGCCGGTTGCCGGTCCACCGGGTGGTTTTGTGACGTTTGTCACAAATCGATTAAACGGGCCGTGGTGCGTTCGGCCTGGGGGGGCGGTAGGGGTGTGGCGGGTTTGGCTGGATCGTTTAACCTGGGGCAACCTGGCGGGAAATTCGGGGGGTATCGGGGGCGGTCCTGGACCTGGTGAGCGAGGGAGATATCGCTGGGAGAAAAAAACCGGGTCCCTCAGGGGACCCGGCGGGCTGTTGCGGGGGGCGTGGGGCGGGCTAGTCGCGGAGAGAATCCAGATGAGCAAGCAGGCGGACGGCGATATAACCCCAAATTAGAGCCCATGCGGCGTGTAATGCGGGGTGCATAGGTCACACCCTGTCGGATCGGCCGCCGTCGGGCTGGTCGGTGGTGGGACTCCACGTCACGTCGTGGTCGTGGAGCGTTGCCCATATGCGGGCGGCGGAGTAGGCGGATTGCAGTTGGCCCCAAGTGCGGCGGGACCATCCGTCCATGTGGAGCCAGAGGGGGGCGGACCGCCACAGGACACGCCCTCCTGGGCGATAATGGGCGGGGCGGACTACGACAGTGAGCTTGCGTTGGTACCGGCGGGTTGTGGGGCGTTGGGCAATGTCGATGTGTACTTGCATGGTATCCTCCTCAGAGATTGGCAATGATGGTCAGTGCATTTGTCGCCAGTAATAGGCCGAATAAACTCTCACTTCGAGCGGGTCTGCCTCCGGGCGCGGCCAGCGCCCGGAGGCATCGTCGGCGAGATCCCGGGTCGTGTGCCGACTCACCGGGATTCCGGTGATTTTCCTTACCAGCATCCAGGTGTACGGTGGTCTGGGGCCCTTCGTCCTGTTGGTGCGGGAAGCGGCCTGTTTGATCGGCGTTGCGGACATGGTATCCTCCTTAAATGATCCGGCCGGCGGCTATGGAGTAGATCCTGCCGTCGGCGATAATCAGGTGGTCATGGAGTTGGACGTCAACGGTCTCGAGGGCGGCTTTGAGGTCGCGGGTAAGTTGCAGGTCGTCGGCTGAAGGGTGGGCCTGCCCCCCGGGATGGTTGTGGACGAGCAGCAGGGCCGTCGCGTCGTGTGCGAGGGCCTGCCGGACCACCTCTCGGGGGTAGACGGGGGCCTGATTGACTGTGCCGGATGACAGGGTGATCGAGGCCAGCAGGCGGTTGCCGATGTCCAACAACAGCATGGACACGGACTCCACGCCGGAGCCGGATTGGTCCTCGGCCTGCAATTGCACGGACGAGACGAGCAGGCGGACGTCCTCGGGTCCGCGAATGACGGGCCTGTTCCTGCGGGCTTGGTCCGTCCAATAATCCAGCACGGTTTGTGCCGCCTGCCGGACGGCAAGGGGGGGTTTGCGGGGGCGGGGTGTGGTGCTCATATTGCCTCCAATATTGAGTTAAGGTTGGCAAAGAGAATGATGTCCATAGCATGTCTCCTCACGTAAGATTAACCCCAAGATAACAGGTGGATAGATGGGGGTTCAAGCAAAATCCGCAACAAGGCGATAATTCGGGATAATCCTGTGATATCCATCACAAAGTGATGCTCCGGGTGTATAGTGGTATTGATACAATTACAAGGGGCGTAAAAAATCGTGCATTCATCGGCCATACAAGGGGTTGTGTGGGATTTGTCGCCTATAAAGTACTGATTAGCACCGTCTTAATTAGTCTAAAGTTAAGATGTTAACTTTAACAAGCTAAAGCGTGGAGTTAAATAGATGTTAAAGTGAAAGTTAAACGTCAAGGGTGTGTGGTGGACTATAGAGAGTTAAAACGGCAGAGCCGGGGGGAGTGATGAGGGGGAGTGGGGAGCGGGGAGGGAGGGGGCGGTTGCCTAGTCGTGTTACGATTGCTCAAAAACGTAGCACGGCGCCGGTCCGGCGCCGTCCAGGGCCGGCCGGGGGGGCTGCCGGGTTGTCCTGGTGGTCCGGCGTCTGGGCCCGGGGCATGGGGCGTGGTGGGCCGTGTGCGGAGGGGCCGGGCGGGGGTGCAAGGCTTGGGATAGGGTATTTATTAGGGTATCATCACTGGGGGGGGCGTGCAACACATTGTGCACGCACGGGATAGCAACGGATTCAATTCCCTGCTCAGGATACACACGCCCCCCCGGGGGGGCGCGCATTAGCTGACATCGGTCCCGTCCCATGCCAATAAGACGGTGTACATCCGGAGATGTCTCCGGATAATAAGCACAGTAGCCCCGAAGACGCGCGCGCGAAGCGCCTGGTCGGGAAACGCGCGGCCGGCGCGGGGGGGCCTGGGGGACCACCCCACCCCCGCCTCCCCCTGCCCCGGAATCGCAATTTCCCCCTCCCCCACCGCAACCCCAACCATCCCCTTCAACTCTAAACCCTGGCTTTATTTCCCTGAGATAAAATCGGTGCGAAGCATTTTACGGGAGATTTCAGGCGGAAACCCGTTTCTTTTTCCAGCAGGGCCAGAAAAAAAATAGATAAAATGGTCCTGTGGCTTTTTTGCACAGGGCCGGAGGGATAAATACTTGGTTTAATTATGAAGGCAGGTTATTTCTCTAGACCGTTCCCCGAATCCGTTTCCACGTCCTGGCCATTCGCTCGAGAATAGTCGGCCTCCTGGTGTTCTCCGGCAGGCAGGGCTCCGGTTCGTGGTCGCACTCGGTCCAGTCGCAGACGTAGACCCCGGGGAGGGGGGAACGGATCGTGACACGATATACCGGAATCGTGTCACCGTCCTTGAGTTCCCGGAAGTGCCTGGAGAGTCCGCGGAACTCGGTGGTCTGCATCATGAAGTCGTCCCGGACCGACAGGATTATGACCTCGGCCTGGATGGCGAGGGCGGCCTCCAGGGAGAGGGACTGCTGGAACTGGCGAGTGAGGAAGAACCGTCCGGGGCGGCGGTTGATTCTGGCGGTGGGGTGCATTATTGGTCCTCCTGTTTTCCGGTGAATCGGTTAAATGCTGATTTCAGTTGCTCGGCCAAGGTGATAAACCTCGTTTCACGCTCTTTCGACTCCGCGTTTGCGCGGTCTGCGTCCACGGGGAACTCTTCGAGGCACTGGTCGCATCTTTGGGTCCACCCGCCAACCGGTTTCACGAGGAACGTGTCATACAGTCGGCAGTATTTCATGCGCCCGCGATGTTTCATGAACCTACAGGTGTCCTCAAAGGGACCGCTCGTGCAGTACAAATTCCCGCACCGGGCGCGAACGACAATCTCCATCACTCCCCCTTCATTCACCCCAAAAAGACGACAAGTACCACCTGGGGGCTACCCCCTCAAGTTGTAGATACTTAGAGCAGAACTCCAGCAGGGCCGCCGTTTCCTGTTCTCCTGGTTGCGGCAAGCAGTCGAACTCCAGCGGGTATCCCCTTGACGCATGGAGGCGAGAAGAGGGCACGGCGGCGATGTACACCGGTACGTCGTAAGAGCAGCAGTTGACAAACTCAACCGGCATGGGGTTGTCCGCGAGGTGCTGGCGACGGGAACCCCAGTACTCCTTGATGTCTTGCGCAGTAACCCCTGGGAGGTGCAGCCCCCTGGCATCGTAAACCCGCGGCTTTACCCAGGCGGTCACACCCGCCCACCAGTCGTCCAGATCCGACATCATTCTCCAGGGGAGTTGCACCCCCTCCGGCAAAAGGATACCGAAACACACATTCGCATCTGTGCTTACTGACATGTCACTCCTCCTGCGCCTCGATTTTGTCGAGTTTGCGCGGTGGCACTTTCCAGTCTCTGGAAAACTCGATGAAGGTATTGTCCAGCATACATCCGATGACATGGACGCATTTCTCGCACGCCTCGTAATGCCAGTTCGAACAGCGACCGAACCCGAGGTAGTTGGCTACCCCCATCTGCTTGACATCCAATTTTTCTTTTCCGCAACGGTCACATTTCATTAACACTTTATTCCTCCTCTTTTTTGGTTTTGGGATAATCTATGTGTTTTAATTTATCATACTTGGTTTGAAAAGCCAGTAACACAGATTTTAAGAGGGCCACTTTTTCAGCCGCCACATCTAGGTCGTATTCAGCCAATTTTATTTGAAGCTTAAGAATTGAAAAAGACTCCGCACAAAACGGGAAAAGATCATGGAAAAAATTTTCGAATTGTTCTTTGGTCATTTCTCCCCCTTCGCCTTGGCGCAAAACTCTGTTATGACAACCTCGCAAACCTTGTACACCGTTATCAACAATCCCATCTTGAAGACGAAATCAAGCCAGATCGACAGCCACAAAAGATTCTCGTTCATTTTAGGTGCCCCCAATTGTGTACGACCCCGCCACGGCATCAGGAACTTTTGGGGAGGTGCAAGTGCAACAGGTAATCCACGGTGCCCAACACATACCGCACTTCGGGCATATCCAGCCTGTGGATGGTGTGGACGGCCTAGATTGCTCTTCCTTCAATGAATCACAGACAGTGCAAGTGCCCCCCGTAGTTAATAGATTGCCACATTTACAGTATGTCATAGTCACTCCCCCTTGGCCTTGGCGATCTCCACTAAGCGCGTCAGTTGAGCGGCCCGCGCGGCGTCCCACGCGGCGTCCCACGCGGCGTCCCGCGCGGCGGCCCACGCGGCGTCCCACGCGGCGTCCCACGCGGCGTCCCGCGCGGCGACCCGCGCGGCGCCCCACGCGGCGTCCCACGCGGCGTCCCACGCGGCGTCCCACGCGGCGTCCCGCGCGGCGGCCCGCGCGGCGGCCCACGCGGCGTCCCGCGCGGCGGCCCACGCGGCGTCCCACGCGGCGTCCCACGCGGCGGCCCGCGCGGCGGCCCACGCGGCGTCCCGCGCGGCGGCCCGCGCGGCGGCCAACTCCTCTGCGGTCGCCTCGCCTCGCGCAAAACGCTCTGCCACCTCGACGGCACGCCGGGACCGCTCGTCAGTGAGCAGATCCCACACGACCCTGCCGTCCGCCAGCGGCGTATTTCGCACGCACCAGCAGGCGAAGAGGCGTTGCTCGCGCTCGTCCAGCA